AGTATCGCATATCGCGGTAAGCGCAGAAGCACTCATACTGCCGCGCCGTCTCTCCTGGCAAGCGTTCCCACGGGTCGCGTTGCCCTGTGTGTGCCATGGTCTTTCCTCCTTCCTGGCAAAAAGTAAGGCCCGGGATTGCTCCCGAGCCTCCTACGCTGTTATTCGTCCCCGGTGTCTTCTCCGAGAATTTCTTTCAATAGGGCCGTGTTGTCGTACCGGTCGGCTTCCTCTGCGGTTTCCGGCGTTCCGATGGTCTCCGCGGCCTTCTCCGGGTCGCCCTTGGCAAAAACCAGGACTTTTTCGTGGTTCACGCCAAGTTTGCCCGCTCCGGCTTTCAGATAGCTGTTTATGTCCTCTGCGTATCCCTGCGGGTCTTCCGTGCGGAAGGCTGCGCTTTGGGCAGGATCTCCGTTGCAGAACACAAGGACGTTCTGGTGGTCTTTGCCCATTTTCCGGCTGTGCTCAAACTGCTTTCCCACGCGAATTGCCAGGCCTCCGGCCGTATTTACAAGAATCGCTTCGTTGTAAAATTTCAGGCCGACGTCCTGGAAGGCGTCGATGGTGTCAGAAACGAAATTGCGGTAAAAGCCCTTCTTGTCCCGAAGGTCGCTCACCACAATAACGGCAAAGCTGTCAGGTTTCAGCATAGCGGTTGCCCGGCGGATCACGTTGCGGTAAAGCTGCAAGAACTCGGGGTATTCCTTGTTTGAAAGGTCCTCGGGCTTGTCGCTGTACACTTCAAGATCTGCATAGGGCGGGCAGGTGAAAAACAGGTCATATTCTCCCGGTGCCAGCTCGTCGATGTGGGAACTGTCGCCGTTTATCCATGTGGGCGGTGTCACCTCGGGCGCATCGTCCAGGACGCTAATGTGGGAGATCTCTTCCCAGTTGCTCACGTTGGCCTCGATCTGGCGGCCGCTTAAATCGCAGCCGGTGTATTTACGGCCGGTAAGGGCCGCCACCACGCCGCGAACGCTGCCGCCTGCGAAGGGGTCAATGATCGTGCCGCCCTGCGGGCAAAACCAGCGGTATGCCAGCTCACACAAAACCGGGTCAAAAATGGACGTGGCGCTGTACGCCATAGCATCCGGGAAAAGTTCGGCGAACTCCTCCCAGCTTATTTTCTGCCCGATTTTTTCTTCATAGGCATTCTTGGCCTTGTAGGCACCCGGCGGCTGGCTGCTTATGTTATAAGTCAAGCCCGCCTTCGTGTTGTCGTCGTCAGCACCGCGGCCAACCTCGGAACGGATACCGAGGCGCTTCCAGGCCTTCTTTCTTTCGGCCCATACGCCGCCTCTGGAATCCAGGACGGTAAAGGGCGGAATGAGGAATCTTTCGCCCAGGGTCAGGCGCGCGGCCTGTTCCTCGGCTTCCCTGTCGGTCTTGTTTTCCGCGATCATGTCCTCGATCTGTTCCGCCGTAAAGCCGGACAGCTCCGGGTCCAGGTCGTCGGTGTTCTCTTTCAGCTCGGCCAGAATCCCGGCTATTGCATCCTGGTCCAGGACGGCAAGCTCCGCGATTCGGTTGTCTGCGACGAGGTCCGCCATTTCGGCGCTGTCGTTGTCGTAGTCTTGCCACTCGATGGGGGCGTACCGGCTGCCTGCTTCATAGCTTGCAAGGCGTCTGGCGTGGCCGCGTACAATGTAGCCGCTGCGCCTGCTCACGGTGATAGGGGCTCGCCACCCCTGTTCCGCAATTATGTGGGCCAGCATCTTCACTTGTGCCTCCGGGTGTCTGTTCGGGTTCCGGGGGTTCGGTTTCAGGCTGTCGGTTTCCACGATCTCGTCATACGCACAGTATACTTTGAAGCCGTCAGGCGTTACCTCTCGGGGGGGGGTACCGTTATAGGGTTTTTCATTCATCCTCAAGCCTCCATGCTAGTATTATATATCTTTCAAAGTGCCCTGTCAGTGCCCAATTTGTGCACCCTGGCGCACGTTAGGCAGCCTTTACGGCGTCAATGCCAAAAAACAAGGCGGTAAGCGGCTGAATTGCTGCATTGAGGTCCTTGTACACGGTGCGCCGTTCGATGCCAAAAGTGCCCGCGATTTCCTGTACACTTTTTTTCGGCTCCCGGATGTACGTTTCCATGACCACCTCGTAGCGCCTCACGTCCTCCTCCGTGCCGTTCTGCTGGCACCAGACGCGGTAGAGGTCCAACATCTTCTCAATGTGGGCCAGAATAATGAGGGTGCGTTCCTGGCTGCGCTTGATGCTCTCAATATAGAGGCTGTCGTCCCGGGTGTAGCTTTCCAGGCCGTCCAGGATGCTGGCTGCGCTCTCTTTCTCCTTGGCCTGCTTGGCGTTGTAGATGGCGCCTGCGGTGTGCCGCTTCAAAAGGCGGTAGTTTTTCAGCAGAAGCCGGGTGTTATGGAGGCGCCGGTCCGTGCGCTCCTTTGCCTCCTTCTGGTGCTCTTCCTCAATGTGTGCGGCCGCTGCGCTCACGCCTGCTGCTACGCCGGTACGGATTGCGGCCTGCATAAGGGTCTGGCCCATGTTGGCAATACGGGAGCCCAGGGCGCCCATGTTCTCGCGGCTGTTCATTCTGCATCGTCCTTTCTTCTCGGGCACCAGTCGGGTGACTGGCGGTTTCCTCTGGTCGGAATATGGCGGGCGCCTCCGTCCTCGTAGCCCTCGGCTGTCCATCCAATGGCGCATTCTTTCCGGGTGCCTCGCTTCCCCTCCTGTGCCTTAACACAGTGCTCACACTCGGCGCAGTGCGGCGTGGGGCGGTCCTTGGGGCGTTTAAGCGCATCCGGCAAGGCCTGGGCCGGTTCTCCACCTATCACAGCGCGGATCTCCTCGCTGTCTTTGATCCAGAGCGGGACGCCTGCCCTTCGTGCTGCGGCTGCCAGTTCTTCCAGCCAGCCTTCTTCTGGGGTGATTTTCCCCGCCCTGTGGCCGGTTTCGGCTCCGGCGATAATCCAGTCAACCTTTGCGGCGGCGTCCTCGTCTGCAATGCCCAGGGGTTTAAGCATGGGTTCATAGCTCACAAAGGTGTGGTGGTATTCACTCCACCAAAAACTGTTTTCCGGCCCTGTTATGCTGCTGCCATACCAGAAGTTCGGAAGCTCTGGCAGCTTTCCCGCTGCTGCAAGGGTCTGGTAGCGGCCTGGGTTCTTGGTCAGGAATAAGTAATTGTGCTGGGGGGCCACCTTGCAGGCTTCAAAAACCGCCTCGATCCATTCTTCGGGAATCCAGTTTCCGAAAAGGTCCGCCATGCTGCAAACGAAAATGTTCGCGGGCTTCTTTTTCTTCGCCGGGTCTCCCAGGCGGTATTTGTGGAAGGTCGGGGCAAATCCGGCCGGGAACGGAAGAACGGCGCCGTTGTAGTTCTTGAAGGGTTGTTCCAAGACGTAAAGCCCGGCGGTTTCCGTTTTAAGCTGCTCGTTCGTCATGTTCAGGCGGGTGTTTCCGGAAAATCGAGTGGCCTGGCGGCGGGCGTAGCAGTATTCACAGCCAAAATTGCAGCCGGTGACAGGGTTCCATGAAAAATCGCACCAGTCGATTGCGCTCTTGTTCATCATTTTTGTGTGTCCTCTCCCTGTTTCAAAAGGTCCGGGTTGTCGTAAATGTTGCCCACGATTTCGTCCGGGTATGCGATCTGGCAGGCGTACCAGGGGCGATCTACCGGAAAAGCTCTAAAAGCGCTCTGCTTTTTGTCGTACTTCACCACGGCCAGGCCGACGGGCAGGGGCGTTTTGTGGTGAATCTTCAAAATATCGCCCTCGAAAATGTCCCGGGCGCGCTTGTCCAGGATACCGGTAGCCTGCCCCACGGTTTCAGGGTTCACGCGGCCGTATTTGCCCACAACGTTTTTGCCGGGGCGGATAATACAGATCCCCTTGCTGTCAACGTTCAGGTTCCCGCTGGCCCATTCACCGCTTTTCAGCTTCCCGCGGAAAAGAATCCGGCGCGGCAGCTCCCGGGTTTCAGGCTCGCGGCTTTCTTTGGCTGCCAAGCCGAAAAAATCAAAGCCTTCCATTTTTATCTGTACTCCTTCCCGGTCGCCTTGTCGCGCAGCGGTATGCGGCCGATAATCTCAAAGCCCGCAAGCTCTGCCGTCTGGCGCAGAATCGGCACCAGGGCCGAAACCATAACAAGGCGGGCGGCATCCAGCCGCTTTTCCTCCCTGCGCATATTCTCCCAGGCCGTGCCGGGTGTGGGGTCGCTGTAATGTTCGCTGTTTCTGCCCATGTCCATGCGTGGGTCCTCCTTCGGCACAATGAACTTTTCTGTTGTAGTCTGGTGTGCGATCCATTCGAAAAACGGAAGTTCTTTTGATTTGTAGTCCCTTATGCCGCCTGTGCACCCCCAGACGAACGGCTGGCGTTCTGCCTTTTCATCACTCATTCATCAATCACCGCTCCATTTCAACCGGTCGAATTTGCTCCACGCAATCGGCGGCCAGAAACGGCCGTTGTTGTAGGTGATGCAGAACGGGATCTCTGGGTTGTCAATGTATTCTGTGTTGGTGTGGTAGTTGCCGTAGGCGTCCACGGTTAAAACCGGGTGTTCCAGGGGCGGCAGGGTCTTTTTGACGTCCATCCATATATGAGGGGGTAGGGCTTCAAATTCTTCCACGGTCATGCGGTGGAAGTCGGGCGCGGGTCCATCCAGAAGTCGGAAGCCCTCATGGCCAGGTTTCGGTTTATTGTACGGCCAGAGCGGGAAGCGCTCGCGGAGGTCGATTGCCCAGGTCTCAAATGGCGGATAGTTTCTTTTTCCCACGGTTCACCCCTCCGTTTCTTCCAGTTCCAGCCGCGTGTAGCATTTGGGGCATTGCTCCGGTTCCCAGTCCACCCTGCATCCGCACACAGGGCACTCATACCAGCCGGACGGAAACATTCTGGTAGTATCATAGAATCCGCGTTTCCATGTAAGAGGTTTCGGCAACGGTGCACCGGTTACTTCCGAAACCTTGGCGGCCTGCATAGCCGTTGCAATGGCGGCTCTTGCTGGGCTCAAAGGGTCTGGTTCTTCTTCTGGTTCTTCTTCCTGGAGGCCGTTCGCTCTGTTCTCCACCTTCTCGTAATAGCTGCGGCGCATCCGGCGTTCCTCCTCATACGCGGCAATCTCGTCCGCGTACTCAATGCCCACGCTGTGAATAGCACGAGCCAGCATATCGGTTACAAGGTCGTGATATTTGCCATCTTTCTTTCCCTTGCGCTGTGCGGTCTCTCTGGCCTCCCACAGGTCCGTCAACTTGTCCCGGCGGTCGGATGTGATCTCGCCGTAGCCGTAGGCCTCTTGGATCTGGTCAAGGCTTTCCCATCCTTCCAGTTCCGCGAACGGGTCTGCTTCGGCTTTCGCCACGCTGCGGGCGCGGGTCTTTTTCTTTATGTACCGGTTCATGGCCTCCTGGATTGCCTGCCGGGCGGTTTCCTGGGCCTTGTAGATGGCTTGCATTTCGTGGGCCTTCTTCTGCTGCTCGGTGGTAGCCTCCCAGGCCTTAAACATGGAGCCTTTCTCGATCATTGGTGTGTCTCCTCTCAAATGTTCAGGTGCAGCGGCCGCCCTGTCGCAAGCTGCCTGTGAATAAATTCCCTTTCAAGGCAGTTGCTCACCATGACCAGGGCTTGCAGCTCACCGGGCAAAATCTTGCCGTCAAGGTAAAGCCGCTCCATTTCCGGCTGCCGGGCGTGGAGTTCTCGGATGGCCGCTTCTGCATCCTCCCATTCGATCAGGTCGTGCAGTTCGCCGAGCGTCTTGTCAAAAGCGCTTTTCTCCGTCATTGTTTCCGCCTCCTTCAAGAGCCCATCATTGTGCATTTTTCTTCCTCCACTCCCTGTTCCAGGCAATCACCGTGGGCTTGTAGTGGCCGCACGTGATACATACAACGCCGTGCAGGCTGCCAAGCCAGGCAACAAACCAGGGCGTTGCGCAGCCATAGGGTTTCCCGTGGGCCAGGTAAATGCTGCCGCACTTCGGGCAGGGGTGGACGAGAACCATCTTCTTTTTCATGCGTGTTCCTCTTTCTGTTCGTTCAGGTGGAAAAGCCAGCGTTCCATTTTCGGCTCCGCGTACTCGCCGCACTCGCTCATAAACTCGTGGTAGTTCTGCGGGTCCTGCCCTGTAAGGGCATCAATGGAGTTCATAACGTCGCCGATTTCCTTTTTCAGGTCCTCCCAGCACTCTTCTAAGGTCTTCGGCGTCGGGTTCTTGCCGTCAATTTTGCGGCGCAGCTTCGAGGCAGCCGCGGAAGCCTCAGCCAGTTCTTCCGCAAGCTGGCCCAGAATTTCAGGTTTCGGCAGAATGTCGGAAACCTTCTTTCTCGGGTAAAGCCTGTTAAGCGTGGCCTTCACCTGTTCCTGGAGTTCCTTGTGGCACTCGCCAGGGCCCACAACATAGCACCAACTTTGCGGCGGTCTGTTAAGCTGCAAGCCATAATTCCCGCAGCAGTTCCCGTTTGCGGGTTGCTCAATGTGCATTGCACAGCCGCCATTGTTGCACCAGCGCAGGGCGTTTTCGCAACGGAGGTGAAATGCTGACAGGTCGAGCGGCGTTTCATACGTCTTCAACTCGGTAATGTGCCAGGCGTAGCCCTTGCCGTGTGTGTATTTCCAGATCTGGTCCCGGTCCATGCAGGCCTGGGCTTCCAGGTCGTCCGGCGCATGGTTAAGCGGGGCGATTTCATACACGCGATCACAGACAAACTCCCCGATAACGGTTCCGTCCAGCCGCAGCAGGCTTCCGTCTGGCTCCATCCGAAATCCGGCGTTTTGTCCTTTTGTGCAGTAAACGAAGCACTTAAAGGGCTGCCCCCGGAAGTCTTTCGGAAAGTTCTTGCGGATTTCCATGGTCTTTTCTCCGCGGAAAATCTTTTGGCACCACTCTGGGCGAATGCTCAAAAGAACGGCGGTTTCTTCCATGCTCATTTCTTTTCCTCCCACGGTAGTTTCGGAAGCGGCATCCAAACGCGGACAGCCTCCGGGTTCTTTCTGGCGTACTGCAAGGACGTAGCGACCGCACAATGGGCACCGGCGTGGGCAATCAGAACGCGGCCGCAGCAGTCGCCGTCTTCCTCCTTTGGAGGCTCCTCTGCCGTGTAGCGCCAGCGCTGGGCGTCCGCCGCTGCCGTCGGGGTGTTTTCCACAACGCAAACAAGCTGCTCCAACTCGTTCTCCATGTCTGGGTTATACCAGCCGCCCAGGATTTCCGGGGCCAGGTCGCGGATTCTCTGGATCACGTCCTCCGCGTAGACCATGCGTTTTTCGCTCATTTCTTCGCCTCCTCAAAAATCCCAGTCGTCGGGGACATACAAACGGCACTCTCCATCCCCGTTGTCGCTGGTCGGTTTATCAAACGGGCAGCCCGGGCAACCATTTCCGGTCGCCAAACGGCAACGGCAAAACCCCATCAAATAACGGGCCATTTCCTCCGGACTCGTAATAGCATATTCAGGGTTGGTCTTCGCCTCCTCAGTTTCGAAGAAAAACTTAATCGGCTTTTCGTTTTCAATAATATTCCTGTAAGCTACGCCAATTTTATAAATATAGTTATCACGCAGCTTGCGGGGAATCTCGGCAATACACCGGCGAAATACTTCCAGGGAGTTTGCGCGCTTGTAGTGGTTGCACATCCGGCAGGCGGGCATAAGGTTTGAAATGTCATCTGCCGCGCCGTCTGCTTCATTCCATACCCGCAGCGGCCGGAAATGATCGACCTGCATATCCTTGTAGGCAATCGCCCTACCGCAATACGCGCAGCGGCCGCCGTACTTCTTGTATACCGCCTCGCGGATCTTTTTATTGATTGCCATCTTCTTGCACCTCAAATCCGATAAAGTCACATACGCAAACACGGGAACGGTCGCAACGATGGAGAAGATAGACCCTTCCTTGGTCACAACCGGCAAAAATGGCGTAAACTCGTTTTTCTGTCTTTCCGCTGTCAAGGTTTACCTTTACGGTTGCCCCATTTATCACAAGCATGGTTTCCCGCTCATCGGAAAACGTAACAACCTGGCCGCAGCCGCGGCACTTGTAAAATTCATTGCGGATGGCCGTGTGCTTTTCGCTCATTTTGCAATCTCCTCCGGCGGCATCGGCATCCAGCCCACCACGGGGCAGTCTATCTTGTTGTTGTAAACGTCGTCCGGGTTGAAGTGGCGGTATTCCCACCAGCCTTCCGGGATTTTGTAGTCGTCCCGCTCCTCGTCGTATGTCCCCCAATCGGGAAGGTCTTCCCAATACCATTCGCTGTCCTCGGAGAAAACATTGCCGTCCTCGTAGTGCGCCGTTGTAATACCCATATAGCCATTGCAGCGGTACAAAATCAGCACTTCCGTTTCGACCTTCGGAGGGTCTTTGTCAGGATCGCGCCAGGCCGGGATCATCTTCTCCGGGTCAATCACTGGTAACTTTTTCAGGTCTTCGATTTCGTCTTCTGCCGCTTCCTCAACCGTCAAGGCTTCTGTGGAGCCTTCCAGGTCTTTCAGTTCCTTTTTGAGGTCTTCCAGGAACGGGCCAATATCAACGATTCTTCTTTCGGCCATTTTCTTTTCCTCCGAATCCATCCCAGCCTATCGGACTGCCATAAAGCGGGCAAAGCGGGCTGTGCTCGTTTTCCTTGTCGAAAATGCAAGTAGAGCGGCAGCCTGTCTTCCGGTGCTTCAAGCAGTAGGCTTTAATCTCTGCCGCAGCGCCCAAGGCGCTTTCGTTTTCCTTTGCCGGGTCGTTTGGTGGGGTCAGTTTTCCGTGCTCCACAAAGCCGTCCATGGCCTCTATAACGGTCCGCAGGGTTTTTGCCTCCTGGGTTTCCGGGTCTTCTTCCTCCTCCCGCTGTTGCTCGTCATATTCCGTATCTGGACACTGCCAGTCGCAGGCATCAAATACCCGGCGGGCCATTTTTTCGTTGCAGCCGCAGATCTCGAAGAAGTC